TTGTAAAAGTTCCGTTTGTCGCTGTCTTGTTACCACCAAAATCTAAAACTACACACAATTTATTAGAAGCACTTGTATTATAAATAGCTGCAAATGCTGCTGTAAAAGTTGCACTAGCAAAAGTTGTATCTGCAAAATCAATTGCAGTTGTAGCAGTTGTTGCTGTAACTGTTTGACTTGTCAATGCTTTACCGCCTGAAGGATAGTTACTACCACCTGAAGAACTAACTTCGTCTGTAGCTGAAAACACTGTGCTTGATGTTGTGTAAGGATTAGCTGTGTATAATGCTATTTTAAAAGCGTCACCACCAGAACTAAAATTATGCGTTCCTGATGCTAGTTCACCTTTAAATGCGAATGGTACTATGTTTGCCATTTTTTTCTCCTATTTATTTTCCATAACTTGATGGTGGTTTAACGTTAAGTTGAGCCCGAACTTCACCATCTTGATATTCGTCTCTGCGTCTGTTCCCAATTTGCTCGAGAGCATACGATTCTAAAGCTTCATCATATGACGCTTTATAGTATTGTAACATATCTGCTGGGCCTTTCAAGTACCCATATGCATTTACTAAGCATGCGTATAAAAGTAAATCTGAATATTTATTTGACAAATATGTGCCAGTCGTATCTGTCGTAATTGTTGGTGGCTCTTTGTCATAAGCTAGTGTAATTTCATAAGTTCTATCAGGTGTTGGAGCTACCACCCAAAACTCTTCATCCCAGTTTGCATAATATTTAGGGATATCTACAGCTGAAGTACCTGGTGTAGAGTAATATTCTGCAATAAAACTAGTGTCTCTTTGTTCTAAATAAAACTGATCACCCTCTGAATTTGTTAATTGTACATATCTAATAAATCTTAAATCAGCTGGAATAGTTACATATCTATTTCCAATAATTAAGTTAGATGTTGCGTAAAACACACTTTGATCAGTGTCGATTGCCCTATGAATTTTTAATTCCGCATTTTTAATTATTCTCTCTAATACAGAATCAGATAAAACATTACTATCTACTTCTGTGTAGTTTCTAATATCTGTTTGTAAATTTGTTAAAGTATATGCCATTATCCGTTTACTACTCCTAATGTTACTGGTCCTGCAGAACAGTTTTCACCACCACCTGATACACCACCTAATGTAGCATTGCTAGTGCTAGTTATGTGAAAATAATTTATTGGATCTGTTAAAGAATCTGATGTTGTCGCTCCTGTAATAGCTCCTGAAGAATCTATTTGTCCTAATGCGATTGTAAAACCAGATGTATTATTTAAATCACTGACGTTATCAAACGTAGGTATGGTTCCAAAAGCTTGCAAATTTTTTAAATCATCTGGATTAGTGCCACCAGGTCCAGCAGAGGTTACAACAGGTGGTCCTCTAAATCTTACTACAGAGCCTGCAGCTCTTTGATGATCTTGTGAAAAAACATTTACATAAGTTGTGCCACTATAAATTACAGATGTAAAAGGATTATTATCTAAAAGAATTAAACTTGCTTTTGATGCGGGTTGTGGTCTTGGATTAAACAAAGCTTGTGGATCTGAACCAACTGGTTTTGGTTCTAATTGTGGTTGCTTTGGTTCAAACTCTGACACGTGAACTAAAGATCCATTCCATTCTCTTACCATTTCATCATACGGAAATTTTAATCCTGATCTATCTGAAATAGCATATGCATATCTTCCTGATGCGTACTTACCCATTATACTCCATCTCCATAAAATGTTTGTGGTGAAATGAAAGTAGACGTACCTTGATTATCTGCATCAAGTGCTCTTAATAATTCACTTTCATATCTACGTTCTAATTCTTGACTTCTATCTGGTGAATATTTTTGACTTAAATAATATGCAAGTCCTGACATCATACAAGGGTAAAATCTATTAACTACATCCGTTGTAAAATTATAAGAACCTGCGTCTTGAATTTTTGCTAAATAATAAAAACAAAATTGAAAATTACTTGGTGTTGTTGTGCTTGATACACTTGAACTTGGTGTCGTATATAAAAATATACTTGGGTTTAATTTTCTCTCTACATAATATTGTGATGGTGTGCCTTTAGCTAATTTATTCGGTGTAGCTGAATATGCAGATCTATCTATTTTTGTAAGTGCAATATCTTGAGGTGCAGTAGCATCCGAGTTATTTCTATAATATGCTTCTAATACTGAATCTATATCATCAGGAAAATTTGAAGAATCAGATGCAAAATTATATTCTGCTTGTCCTTCTACTAATGGTATTTTTGCTAATTTTACTTTCCATAAATGAACACCTCTATTACCCCATTCTTGAAACATTATATTTAAAGATCTTCTAGCACTTTTTAATTGATATCCAGTTCTAGTGCCTTGAACTCCAGTTCTTTCAAAAGCTTCTTCTATAATTTCATCTATTTGTGGATTAAATTCTGCTTCACCAGAAGTTGGTGAGATAGTTTGTATACTACTACCCATACCACTATGATTTGTGCAGTAATAAAATAAAACTGGTGCTCCTGTTTTTTTAACAGGTGCTACAACAAATGTAGTTTGAGCTCCGGAAGTTCCTGGTGTCCCTGTTGAAGTTACACCAGTAGTATAAGATGCAGTTGGTGAATTATTTGGATTTGTAGAAAAAGCAATTTGATGAACACCACCCACGGCATTACTAGAATCAGACTGATCAAATATGTAAGTATTGCCCTCATCTAAATATAAGATAGGTGCTAACTCACCATTAATATAAAATCTATTACCAGTTCCATATTGGGTTGTTCCCGTTGCTACGGTTACTGTGTAAGTTATGGTAGCCATTGATTTCTCCTAGCCAAATATTACTGTACAAAATGTAACTGTATCTGCAATTGTTATTTTAATATTTGTTGCACATCTAATACCTGTACCTGGAAACAGAATGTATTCATTCATACCACCCCCATTAGTATTATCAGTAGCTCTAACTTTAAATGTTGCTACATCTGTGCTGTCATCTTGTAAAGTAACAGTGCTTTGTGCAAGATTTTTTTCTTTGTTAATGTAAAGCCCTACAATTCTACCTGGTCCTGCAAACACAGTATGTGTTGCAACAGTATGTTTTTGTACTGCTTTTACATCGACTGGATATGTACTCATTAATTTTCTCCTTAAATTATTTGTGGGGCCGAAGCCCCACATTAATTATTTATTAGTCAGTGTGGTTTCTTGCTTGTGCGTAAACAATACATACTCTAGCTTTACCAGCAGTTGCTGATGATCCAGATGGAATGTATTTTGCTGCTATACGAACATCGCTAGTTCCAACATTTTTCCACTCAGTACATATTGCAGTTGCTCCAAGAGCAACCGTTCCTGCTGTTCCTACTTCAGCATTATCAATATATAAATCTGAGTTACCAACAATACCCACATCTAATTTATTAGTTGTTCCAGCATCGAAAGCTGTTTCAACATTAACAAAAATATTTTTAATGTGTGACTTAGCAGGGATTACCACTTCTTCACTTGTATCAGTTGTGTCAGTGTGAGAAATGTGAAACGATTGTACCATTAACACATGTCCTGTGTTTTTTACATCATCTCCAACAGTTGTCCCAGTTGTATTTGAAATCGTTCCCGCTTTAATCGGTCCCGAAAATGTAGTTGTAGCCATAATTATATCCTCCTAGTTTCCGAACATAGTCTCTAGGCCGTCGACTATACGCGTCTATGTTCTAATTAATTGTATAGTGTGTCTTTTATACAACACATTTAAGTAGAGCGCAAGAGAGCCTGTAATGTGAATGGAATTTATTCAACGATGTAGCTTTTTATTAAGTAGCTACTGAAACTTGGGGAGCAGAACCTTCTATAATATTTTGCTTATGGGCAATAGCTGCTTCTTCCAGCTTTATTTTTGTGATGATCTCTCTGACTTTGTCATCGATTCTAACCATCTCAAGAGTGTATCTACCATTAGACAGATGCTCTTGTTCCCACTTCAACTCCCAGGACCTTTTTTGTTTGTATAGGTCTTGTATCATCTATAACCTCCTCAAAAGTTATTCGATTTGTTCTCGTGTCATAAGTTTCTCCGAGATACTCCCACTTTATACTATTCTCTCCCAGTTTGTCAAGTATGGCATTTTCAACATCTTTTGGATTATCATTAGATTTAATTTCAAATCTAGCATGATATTGATAAGCCCAAATATTTATGAGGAATTTAGTCATTTTCTCACCCTTAATTAAAAAAGGGGCCGTTTTAAGGCGGCCCCTTTAAATTATTTATTACGTTGCGTTTGAACCGAAGATACCTCTTGGATCAGAGAATCCGAATACGTATCTTTCTCTCGCTTTGTATCTAACGTTGCCTGTATCAAAGTCACCTTCCATTGAAGTTTTGATAGGTGATCTGTTGAAATGTTTCAGACCATTAGGCACATCAGTTTTAATGAAGAATTTCTTCGCAGCAGTTAAGTAGTTATTTACTACATATCCACCAGGAATCATGTTCATGTTTCTGATTGCGTTAATGTCGTTATCAGCTGTACCTGTTCTACCAGCAGAATTCATAAGTCTGTCAGCAGTAAACTGAAGCGCTGAAGGAATTATTAATCTAGTTCCTGTCGCTGCAATTTTTAGGCCTCTTTCATCTGTAAGAGCTGCGATGTCAATTAATGACTGCTCTAAAGATGTTTCATTAAGTTCAGCTGCTGTTGACAATTCGTTTGAAAACGAACCTGCTAATGTAGGGTGGTCAGTAGCGCAAAGCTCCTTACCATCTCCACCAGCAAAGTTTGCATCAAACGCGTTGTTTAGAACTGCTGCACCTTTAATGTTTTTTGTAGATGCCATAGATCTAGCTAAAGCTTTCGTGTATCTAGAAGCTAATCTATCGTAGAGGTTATCTTCGATAGCTTCTTCTGTGATAGCGAATGCTAACGCGATTGTTTCGTTTGTATAACGAGCTGTGAAAGTTTCTTGTGCATCATCGAAAGTTACACCTTGTCCTTCAGGTTTAACTGACGCATTTGCAAAACCAGCTAACATTACTTCCTCTTCGAAAGCTCTGTCAGAAGTTTCTGTGTCAAAAATTTCAGCCCACTGCTCGCCGTATTGTTTGTACTCTAGTCCAAATAGTGCATTCAGACCAGGCTCTAGTTCTTTAACTAGTTGTGCTCTTGATATTGCCATAGTTAAGTGCTCCTATTAGTTAGAAATTGACGCCGCTGGAGAAATTTGAACTACTACGTTCGAATTTGCTGCAGTGTTGTCATTGTTTGCCGGATCGTTTGCAGTTCTAACAATTCTAAACATTGAGATTGCATCTGCACTAGCAATATTTAATTTAACAGTCGATTGACCATTAATTTGAGTGCCTGCAGTTGCTCCATCAGTTGGATTAAAAGTGCTTAGAAGATTTGCTTGTGTTACCGCTGCATCCGCTTTGCAAGTATATTCTTGCATAGGGTTGTCGTTAACAAAGCCGATTCCGTCGCTTGAACCAGTATTAAAGTCCGTTCCGAACGTTGTACTAGCTAAAACGTGGTTTGCGAAAGTAGGTTTGCTTGTAGAACTATTTATATAAAATATTCCATTAAACACGCCTACAAGTGGTTGGATGTTAGAGGTACTTGTAGCCCAATCTACTCCACCAGCGATTCCATCGTCCATAGTGTCGGCTGTAGTATCTTGTAGATACCCATCGTCACCTGACGTATGTTGCTGTGAAACAGGATTGTTCTGAAAAATCCCTACACCCAAACCTGATTTGACCATGTACTCAGCTTGACCACCTGTAGCAGGTGTTGATCCTACTGTAGGTGCTTGTCTGAATCCAAAGCCGCCTGTTTGGTTTGCCATAGTTTTTCTCCTATATGTGCCTGCCCTTACGGGCCTCCAGCACGGTTTACATTATATTTTGTTGGTTGAGAAATTGCTAAAAAACTATTTCTTTGTACCACCAAAAGTTACACGCGTATTCGATTCCTTTTGGAATTTCATACTTGGGTGCTGTTCCTTCATAAGATTGTTCTCTACTGCTTCCTCTTTTGCATCGTTTTGCTTTTTATAATAAGCATCGATTTGAAGCGCAATCTCCTCTGGTATCCTTGCCAGCAAAAGGCCTCCCACTCCAATGATCCCTGCGTATCTGCCTTGAGTATCAGTTGGATATTGAGAATCTGGATATTCGTCAGCTCTAACTAACTCCCATCCTTCTCTCAAAGATGATGCTACATTTTTAGCATCTGATTGTCCGAGTATTTCGGCACGTATCCACTGATGTCTATATCCAGTTGGCGCTGGGGGTGCATCAAGTGAGTTGGGTGGAGTCCAAACTTTTTTAACTTCAATGTTATGTCTTGTTTGGCTCGCACGAGAAGTTTTAATTTTTTTATCTTCCATTTTATGCTCCTTCCGTGATTTTTAACTGTTTTGCATAATCTTCAAGTGGCACACCTAATCTTTTAGCAATTGCTACCTGTGAAGGCGTGAGTTTGACAGTTTTCTTGCGTCCTGTTGAGGCTGAACGTTTAGCCGAGGCTACATTTTGAGTAGGTTTTACTCTTTCTGTAGTATTGTTTTCCACTTTATCAAATTTATGCGGAAATTCAACCCTAATTCTTTTATCTATTTCAGAATAATATTCATCAGTTTTAGGATCGTAACCTTCTTCTTCAACAAGCTTCTTATGCAAGTCAAATGCAGTATAAGTCATTGCCGTATCATTACCAAACCAGGCATTTTTAGCAGCCCATTCTTCAGCTTTTGGATCTGATTGAGGTGTAGTTTGTTGCCTTTGAGGTGTTACATTTACCTCTTTTGGTTTTTCTACTTCTGCAACTTTCATTGCGTTTAATCTAGCTGCATCTACAGTTAGATTGGCAATTTGTTCTTGTGCTGCAACTTGTGCATCTACGTCTTGTGAATCAATTGCATTTTTAAGTGCTAACTTAGCAGCAGCTAAACTTGTTTTAACTCTGCCTTCAAACTCAGAAACATAAGTTTTATCTAATTTAGATAATTTACTTTCTACTTCTTCTGCTCTTTTTTTATTAACTTCTGCAAATGCAATAGCCTCTTCTTTTTGCCTTTCTGCTTCTCTCATTTTACGAGTCAGTTTAGCAATTCTTCTTTGAACTCCTTCACTATATTCTTTTAACTCGTCCTTTTCTTCTTTTTTAGTTTCAACCTTTTCTCTCTTATCTTCTTGAACAGGTATATCACTAACTTGCTCTATCTCTATTTTTTCTTCTGCGGGTGCTTCAACTTTTTCTGGTTCACCCTTTTCATCTAAATTAATTTCAGTTTCTTGCTGATCAGCTTCACCGACATCAATAAGACTATCTACTTTGTTTTCGTTCTCTGTTGGCATAGTTTCCTTCCTATGTTGTTAAATGTAATGAAGAACTGATTCAGGATCACCTATAGTTCCTAACACTTCATCATCGTTTAATATACGCACTTCTCCACCTTCAATTGGTAAACGTGCACCAGCATATCTGGCAAACATTACCCAATCTCCTACTTTGCACCAAGGTTTATTAAATTTATCTTTATCCTTGTACGCAAGATCTCCCATTTTTAAAACATAACCACAAGTAGTTGCGATTCTTGCTTTGTCTAATTGTTCTTGAGAGAATAAAATTCCACCTTTAGTTTTTTCTTTTGGTGTAAAAGGTAAAACTAAAATTCTATAACCAACTGGTTCTGGTAATTGGTTTTCTACTTCTTTAATATTATTTTCATCCAACCTCTTAGCATGAGGTTCTTCTTTTTTTTCTTGATCGTATTTTTCCTGAAGTGCCAGTCTAGTTTTTGGTACTTCCTTTTCCGATGTCGATAACGTTTCCTTCATCTTTTTGCTCCTTTGGTTCTAGCAGGTTAGAGATTTCCTGTATTATTAATTGGTAAGCATGTGCTTGTCCTAGCATATACTTATATTTTTCCATACTGTCAACACCTCCACTCATCATGGAATCTCCAATTTGTTGGACAGTAGCGTTTATTCTTTTTTTTAATTTATCTATTACGATTAGTTCTTCTGATAGCATCTTTACCTTTCTTAAATATAGCAGCGACTTTTGATTTACCCATGACTTTGGCACGCTGTTCTCCGACAGTCAGGATTTGTATTTTTCTAGCAAATGGTTTGCTAATTTTTTTAACTTTTGCAACAGTCTTTCTAGCATCAGTTGGTGTTGCAAATTTTATTCTAACGGTATCTTTAGGATTTTCATCTGTGTATAATCTTCTTCCAGATCCTTTTGGTTTTTTACCCGTTCCTACTTTTGGATCACTCATAATTTAAATGCCTGTAGTTCTTTTAATTTTTCTGCCGCATCAACAATTTTTTGTAGTTGTTTATCTATTTCTTCTATGTGTTGTGGATGTTCTCCAATACCAACAGAATGATTTAAATAAATTTTTATTGTTGCATCTGCTTCAGAAATTTGTGCGTTATACTTATCTTCTAATGCTTGTAGTATTGCTGTTTTCATTTTTTTTCCTTAAAATTTTAACGTGTTTTCGCCATGCCCATGCATTAAGTTGACCAGCCCATTTCATAATAAAATGTAATAAGATATAAAAATATTTGTCTAACACTTCCATCTTCTTCTAGCTTGTCGTAGTCTAGAATTAGGATCTCGTGCTGCTTTAGGAAATTTTTTCATTTGTCCTGCACTTCTTGCGCAGAATGATTTTCGCCTTTTAGCGGCAGCGGACCCTTTCTTGACTTTACCGGTCACAGCTGTTTTTAGTTTTGAACCGGGATTTAATCTTCGGTATGCTTTGACACCGGCTCGTGTCATACCAGCTCCAGACTTTGTAGATCTGAAATTCTTTTTATTTCTTGCAGGCATTTTATCCTGTCTTCTCATTATAACATTCCTTTATAATATTTTCTTAAACTTGGGTTAGAAACTTCTACTCCACCTAAATCACCAGAAATATAACTACCTCTATAATTTTTTTGAGCTTGTTTAATCATACCACCATCGGCTGCTTTCTTTCTTTTAGCAAAAGTTGCAACGTTAGTAGGTTTCCCACCCACTCCTTGGGCTACTGCTCTCTTTCGTTTGACAGCACTCGCCCTTTGCGCGTCGGTCATCCGTGTGGCTTTGGCAAGTGGGACGCATTTTGGATACTTCCGCTTGGCGTCCTTCTTTTGTTTTGAACGACCACACTTTGCGAAAGAACCATCTTTTCGCTTGCTCCCAATATCTACCCATTTTTGTTTAAACCATTTATCAAGACCATTCTTTGCCATTACACCATCTTTGTTTTTTTACGTCTGTTAGACATGATAGCACCACACCCTCTGGCAACCTTACCGCCATTCTTATAGCCTCGATTTGGTCTGTTAAGTTCTCCTATCAAACCACCCATGGCTTTTTTACCTCTGAAATCTTTTCTTTTTAATCCAGAAGGATCTTTAATTTTACCCGCACAAATTTTGCTAGCATATGCGTTCGCGTATGCTGACGGGTATACTTTAAATTTTCTCTTCGCAGCAGCCTTTCCTCGAGGGCATAGTTTAGTCATTATCTTTTTCTCGCTGTTTGTTTTGCACGTTTAAAGTCCGATGCTTTAGGTGCACCTTTGGCACCCTTCTTTCGCATCTTACCGCCACGTTTACGTTTGGCGTGGATGTTTGCGTATAAACCTTTTCCAGCCATTACTTTTTCTTTTTTACTCGTCCACCTTTTTTCAAAAAGCCCATTTTATTTCTAACAGCTTTAGGAAGTTTACGTAGACCTTTTCCTTTTTTTCCTGCAGGGGGTTGTTTTAACATTATTTTCTCCTGTTTTTTTTACTTATGCCAGCCTCAGAAAGAGCGATTGCAATCGCCTGTTTTCTGTTTTTGACTTTTTTCTTAGAACCGCCAATGTTGAGTTTGCCTTTTTTAAACTCACGCATAACTTTTCTAACTTTTTTTTGGCCTTTCATTATCTGTTTATTTTACCAGATTTTTTAGCCTTACTTCCAAATCTTCCGTAAGATTCATCTCTAGAAGCTTTTAATTGCTTCTTAGTTCTTTTCTTACGAATTCTCATAGCGATAGATTCGTCTTTTCTAGCTTTGTAGCCTTGTTTTTTCTTACCAACTTTGCCGCCTTTTTTCATAGCGCCTCTGTCCATAAGTTCAGTTGGCATTCTTTTTGACTTCATATTCATACCTTGACCACGTGAATACATCATGTCTCCAGTTCTGCCGCCCATACCACCACCAGCTCTTTTTACTCTGCCACCAGATTTCATCTGATTAGCAACTTGTTTGTTGAATCGTCTATTAGGCATTATTTTTTTCCTCCGTTCCTAAATATTTGTGTACCCTTTATTCCATATATGCTCGCAACGACAAGGATCCACAAATTTGTAAACCATGATGGGAGGGTAGAAAAATATTCGAAGAATAATTTTACCTTGTCCATCGCGGTTGGATCGTCACTCACAACTGCCCAGGCCAGCACCGCTATCGGCGCCGACAAGATCAATAAAACCGCCTCGTCTTTCCAATCTGACTGACGGGCTTCTAAAAGTTTGCCCTGGTAAGCTTCTTTTCCTTCAGCCATACGAGAAGCGTGCATAAGTTGTGCTTCTGACATAGCCATTTTAGTTTTCTGCTTGTTAGCATAAATTTTACTACCAGCAGAAACGGCTAATTTAATTGCCGATAACCACATAATTTAGTACCAAGTTGCTTTTACAGGTTTCTTATCTGGTCGCATTCTCTTTGTGCCTCTCACATCTACCTCTTGTGAAGTAAATGGGTCAGTCATCTCAACTGGAATACCACCTTGCTGCTCGCCTTTTGCGTTAGCACCAAGTTCTGGAACAACTTTTACATTGTCTCGACCATTTTTTCTGTTTTTAACCATAGTTAACTCCTTAAGTTATTATTTATACCTATTTTTTTGGAAAGTTTCTACCAAAATCGTGAATCTTGCTCGCATCAGCCATTTGTTGTTTTGCTAATGACACTCCAGCACGCAAACCAGCCAAATTTTCTGCTTGTTCAAGTTTTTGTTCTTGAATATCTTGGTTCATCATTGCTTTCATCTTATCAAGATCTAATCTTTCTTGTCCTTCTTCCTCTTTTCTCTGATTTTCTTGTGCTCGAAGGTCAATTTCTCTACCTTTTAGTCTTAATAATGGATCGCCACCAAACTCACCCATAATTTTTTCTTCTTCTTTAGCAAAATCTTCCTGCATTTCTGCAATTAACTTCGCTTTTCGTGATTCTATCGCGTTAGTAATCTGTTGTAGACGTTGTTGTGACTGCATCATTTGTGGATTTTGCATCATACCAGCTGCCATCGCAGGATTTTGTGCTCCCATTGCTTGCATTTGTTGTTGAATCATTTGTGCTTCTTGTAATTCTTCGACAAATTCTAATTGTACTTGTTCTTGTGCCATTAAACTAATGTGTTCTAAAATATTTTTTTGTAAAGCTGCCATCGCTGCAGGGTTATTTTGTGTTTGATTTAATCTCATAAAATTTAAATGCGCATCAATGTGGGCTTTGTGATCTTGTCCAGGAAAAGCTTGAAACGGTTTTGCTGACATTGCCATAATATGTTCTAGTGCTGGATCCATTGGTGCTGGTGGTGTAGGTGGTGGTAATATTGCATTTACATTTTTCACCCCCAGCGCATCATACATAGATCTATATGCTTGATATAAATTATGTATACGAGGATTTGATTGCGCCAGTTGTAATTGAGATTGAGCTAACGATATTCTTTGCGTCTGTGAAAAGATATTAGGATCTGCCACAGGTAATATATCTACTCGATCATCAAAATCTTGCATTTTAATTTCTCTTGTTGCACCTGGTACATCGTAAGGGTATGTAGGTGGTAAGTATGTTTTAAATACTTCTGCTAATAATTTAAATTCTTGTTTAAGACCGACATATAATCTTTTGTGTATAGCTGACATTACCCGCGATCCACGTTCCAATAACGCAACCGTTGTACCGACGGCAGCGGCTTGATTCATATCACCCACTTGTGCATCAGCGATGCTCGCGAATCGTTGGCCCGCAGATACAACAACTCCCATTAATTGTAGAAGTGTTGCATCTGGACCTTTAAAGGGTAGAGTCATAAACTGATCTCTGATGTTTCCACCAGGAGCGTCTACGTCTCTGAACTCACCAGGTTGTAAAGGTTGAGCGTCATCTCTGACTCTTATACCTCTAGATTTAAAACCGGCTGGTAAGTTAGCTAAAGTTCCTGCATCTAGCAACTGTCTTAAAGCTGCCGTTGCAGTTCTAGTTAATCCACCAATCATATGGATTAAACCAAAACCATAAAATCCTGTGCCAGGTAAAAATTTAAATTGTACAAAGTAATTTATTTTTTTCTTTAAAGGATCGTTCTGTCTGTAATTTCTTCTAATAGATAAAACTTTTTGTCCTGCTTGGGCGACAGTTACAACATAAGGTAATTTAATTCCTGTGGGTTCTCCGTCTTGTCCCATATCTTCATAACCTTCTAAATCTAAATTCGTGTGTATTTCATACAAAGTATATTGATCCTCTTGACCATCTTTAGCAATTCCTTCTAATTCTAATTTTTTATCTTGTAATTGATTTTCAGTTACAGGTGGTGAACCTAATTCTACATCTCTGTAAAATCCTGCAACCTGTTGTTTTTTTAATTCGTTTTCTGAAATTTTTATAACGTGCACAACCGCATCTGCATCATCTAATGAGTTTGCAGAGTAAGGCACGATTAAATCCTCTGCCGGTACAAACTTAGACACGGCTCTACCTAGTAGATCATCGTAATAGACTTTCTTAAAGGTAGAGCCTGAGAGAGGGAGGTAAAAAAGCATTTGATCAAACTCTGGTTCATATTCTTTCATCTGATCCATAATTTGATAATTCATAAAATCTTTTACACGTTTTGCCTGTTCTTCTTTTTGAACATTAACGTCTCCCATTATTTGAGTTCGTACTGGTCCATCAGACGGCAATAACTCTTTATAAGCTTGCGCTTGAAACTGCGTAACAGCTTCCGCAAGAACTGGGTGATTAACGCCAGACGCACCTCTAAAAGGTTCTGTTCTTCTTTCATATTTAAATCCTAAAAGTTCTAATCCGTTTCTATATGTTTCTTCCCAATCACCACGAGATTCTTTGTACTCGTTGTATTGGTCTACCATTTTAGAACCAAGTGGTTCTAAAATTTCATC